CAAAGATGAAATCAGGAAGTTGTTCAGTAACTTTTATATGGAGCATGTGCTTGGGTGTGCTGATTCATATATTCGCGAATCCTCTGGAGATTTGGTTGTGACGCAACTTCGCAAAAGAACATCAGTCTGGATAAATGACTGGTCCGACGAATTGAGTGATCTTATGCAGCTAAACGCAGAGGATGATATTGGCAGAAAGCTAAAGGCAAGTATTGACGAAGGTAAGAGCGTAGCAGATTTCACACAGGAGCTGATTGCGGATGGAATCAGAAATGAGCAGTACACGGCGAGAAGAGCTGCTGTTACCGAAATGCTTCGTTGTCATTCTGTGGCACATGATGAAGCTATGGCGCAGGATCCGGCAGTAGTTAAAAAGAAATGGGTGCATACAGGCGGGTACAAAAATCAGCCAAGAGCAAATCATGTGGCGATGGATGGTCAAATCGTAGATAAGGATAAGCCGTTTAAATTGACAGGAGCTGATGGAGTTACATATTATCCCATGTATCCAAGAGATCCAATTCTCCCTGCCGGAGAGTCGATCAATTGTAAATGCCTATCACAGGCTATTGCCGATGAAGAAATACTTGGAATGAGCCTCGAAGAACGACAGAAGATGCAACAAAAAATTATCGATGAAGATGATGGCTTATGGGAAAAGGAGCTGAATGCGAAAAATAAGGCTAAAGCCGGAATTGGTGCGGATGAAGCAGAAAGCAGTAAGCCCAAATTTGATTATAAGCAGTCGGTGATTGACAGGAAACAAATTGCATCGGCTGATTATCAGAATAAATTCAACAATTTGGGTGAGAATAAAAAAGTGACGAGAAGCATTAGAGCCAAGACAAAGGAAATGCTCCGTCATAGAAGCGGCACCAATTATGAGGATTTAGCATATATCAATACAAAGACAGGAAAGTCCGTGATCAACAAATCTTATAACCGGACTGCCAGTGCAAAACCAAGCAAAGCAATGACAAAATTGCTGAAAGATGCCGATGAGTACACGGTTGTAGGAGTGCATAATCATCCAAATAGCACAACTCCAAGTATAAACGACATCAGAGCTGCCGAGGCAAGAAAATATAAGTACGGCTTAGTGGCAGGACATAACGGTACTATATGTAAATACACTATAAACGGACCTGTGAACTATATAAATGCAGATATTTATCTTGAAAAGGCAAATGCGTTGCTCTATAATGGAGACATAGATAGTTTGAAAGCGACATTGGAGGAGCTGTCAAAGAATGGAGTAGATTTGGAGGTGTTTTAATATGACTGATGATATTACTTATGAATCAATATGTGAAAAGCTCGGTTTTGATGTTGACACCTATGATCCGCCCCTGAGCGACACAGAGGATGATTCGATGGTAAGTCCGTTTAGGAATTTGTCTCTTGAGGAATTGAATTTCTTGACAAACAGAATAGAAAACAAGAAAGACGCATAGTCAATAACGAAGTGAAATTTGCACTCTGGAAACAGGGTGCTTTTTTTATACCATTTTTTAGAATGAGGAGGTGCTATAAACAATGTGCAAAAAACATTTACATAACAGGAGGTGATCCGTATTATCTCGGAGCTGTCCGTTAAACAGAAAATAAATAACAGGAGGTTAAATATATGCCACAGATTGCAAAAGCGTATGCTATGACAGATGCAAAGATTAGCTTCGTGTCGCTTGTGGATAAAGCTGCAAATAAAAAGCAGTTTTTAATTACAAAATCCCGTGACGGTGCTGCTAATTTTGCGACCTACGGCCGTATCATAAAAGCAGACGCAGATAGTC